GCTGCAAGCCGCAGTTCACAACCCCGAGGACTGACCGGCCGTCGCACGGCCAGGCGGTGCAGGCGGTCGCGCGCATGATCGGCATCGACCTGATGCCGTGGCAGCGACACGTGCTGGACGTGGCTCTGGAGATCGACCCGGACACCGGTCTCCTGGCGTACCGGGACGTGACGGTGACGGTGCCTCGTCAGGCCGGGAAGACCACGCTGATGCTCTGCCTGATGACGTGGCGTGCGCTGAGCTTCAACCGCCAACGCATCGTGTTCACGGCGCAGACTGCGCAGGACGCTCGGGACAAATGGCGCGACGAGCACGTGCCGACCCTCGAGCAGTCGCAGCTCGCCGACCTGTTCAGCGTCCGGCACTCCAATGGCAGCGAGGCGATCCGGTGGCGCAACGGTTCGCTCCAGACGATCGTGGCGACGACCGAGAAGTCAGGCCACGGCAAGACGCTCGACCTGGTGATCGCCGACGAATACTTCGCCCAACAGGACGCTCGTCTCGAGCAGGCGCTGAAGCCGACGATGATCACCCGGCCGCAGCCGCAGTTCTGGTTCATCTCAACCGCCGGCACTGCGTCGTCGGTGCCGCTGCGTCAGAAGGTCGACCGAGGTCGTGATGCTGCACGCTCCGGTGAGACCTCGGGGCTGGCGTACTTCGAGTGGTCGGCCGATGATGACGACGATCCGGCCGCTGAGTCGACGTGGCTGCGCTGTCATCCGGCGATCGGTCACACGATCGACGTGGGTGCGGTGCGTGCGGAGTTCCAGTCGATGGAGCTGGCCGAGTTCGAGCGGGCGTTCCTCAATAGGTGGACCGAAGGTGTGACCGCTGCTCCGATTCCGGTCACGACCTGGGAGCGACGTGGCGTGCCGGATCTGCACATCGACGGCGAGGTGGCGTTCGCCTTGGACATGGCCCCGGATCGGGCGTACACGTCGATCGCGGTGGCGGGCCCGGCGGGCGGGACGACGGGCGTGGAGCTTGTCGACCGGCGCACTGGCGGCGACTGGGTGATCGGCCGGGTCGTCCAGTTGTGGGATCGCTGGTCGCCGATCGCGTTCGTGGTCGACATGGCCGGTCCGGCTTCGACGTTCGTGCCGGACCTCGAGGCTGCAGGCGTGCGGGTGATTCGCACGAACAGTCGCGAGATGGCGCAGGCGTGTGGTCGCATGTTCGATGCAGTGCTGAACGACAAGCTGGCGCATCGTGGACAGCCGGAGTTGACGGCTGCAGTTGCGGGTGCCGCCAAGCGCAAGTTGGGTGACGCGTGGGCGTTCAGTCGGTCGGCTTCGTCGGTCGACATCTCGCCGCTGGTGGCAGCGACCTTGGCACTGTGGGGCGCTACTACGCTGGAGCGTGAGGCCGAACCGGTCTCGCCGCCTGTGTTCGCCTACTGACCGAGGACCGATGGACTGGATTGCGACTGCGCTCGAGATCGTCGGCCTCATCGCAATGTGTGTCGCTGCGTGGCTGCTCTCGCCGATCCTCGGTCTGGCGGTGACCGGTGTGGCGCTTGTTCTGGTCGGCTGGTTTCTGGAGAGTGACTGATGGGCCTGTTCAGGCGCAGTGGAGTCGAGGAGCGTGCGATCACCGCCGCCGATGTGATCGACTTGGTGAACGACCGCCGCCGGTACGGGAATGTCCCTGCCGAGGTGACGACCGATTCGGCGATGCGCCTGTCGGCGGTGTGGGCGTGCGTGCGTCTGCTCGCCGGGTTGGGTTCGACGTTGCCGTTGGATCAGCAGCGCACCCGGAACGGGCAGACGGTCGAGGTGACGAGGTCGCCGCTGTTCGACATGCCGCAGCCGGAGACGACGCTGTCGACGTGGCTGTATCAGGCGTGGTCGTCGCTGCTGACCGCCGGCAACACCTACGGGCTGGTGACGTCGATCGCCAGCAACGGCTACCCGACGTCGGTGGAACTGATCGATCCCGGCCTGGTGCAGTGGCGTCCCGAGGAGGACCGCTACTGGTGTGCGGTCGTCGATGGTGTCGAGCTGGAGCGTTGGCCGAACGGTCCGCTGTGGCACGTGCCGATCTTCACGATGCCCGGTCAGCCGTTCGGCCTGTCGCCGATCAAGCACGCCAAGCAGACGATCGCCGCGGGTCTCAGCGCTGAGCGGTTTGGCAGCGACTTCTTCCACGGTGGCGGGACACCGAACTCGATCCTCTACAGCGACACCGAGTTGAGTGCCGACCAGGCGCAGGGCATCAAGACTGCGTTCGTGCGGTCGACCGCCGGCAACCGGGAACCGATGGTGGTCGGTGCCGGTCTGCGCTACGAGCGGGTGAGTGTCGCACCGGACGAGGCGCAGTTCCTCGATGCGCAGCGGTTCACGGTCGAGCAGATCGCACGTCTCTACGGGATCGCACCGGAGATGATCGGTGGTGCGACCTCGGGTTCGTCGGTGACGTATGCGAACCGGGAGCAGCGGAGCCAGGACTTCCTGACGTTCGGCCTGATGCCGTACCTGGTGGCGCTCGAGGACGGCCTGTCTGCGCTGGTTCCGACACCGGAGCGTGTGCGCTTCAATGTGGATGGCGTTCTGCGTTCAGACCTCAGCACTCGGTACAACGCGCACGGCAGCGCCATCCGGTCCGGCTGGATGTCGATCAACGAAGTGCGTGCACTTGAGGATCTGCCGCCGATCGAGAACGGCGATGACTACCTGTGGCCTCCGTACCGGGCGTTCCCGATCGCAGACGACACCGACATGGACGAGTCACCCGACGACTCACCCGAGGACGACATAGACGACGACGTGGACGAGGTCGTGTGATGCCGTGGGAGATCGTGGCCGACGACCCGGCGTGTCCGATGTCCCGGCCGTATGGCGTGCACAAGGTTGCCGACGGCGAGCTCGAGGGCTGCCATGCGAGTCGGCAGGATGCCGAGGATCAGGTCGCTGCGCTGAACATCGCCGAGTCCGAGGACGACCGGGCGATGGACGACACCTACGAGCCGCCGCAGGGTGTGCAGGATGCGGCCGCTCGGGCGCTCGAGTGGATCGCCGAGGGTCTCGCAGGCGACGGGTTCACCGATGTGGGTCGTGCTCGTGCGTCGCAGCTGGCGAACGGTGAGCCGGTGAGCCGGGAGACGATCGGCCGAATGGCGAACTACTTCGGCCGCCACGCCAGCGACCGGGACGCCGAAGGGTTCAACAGCGGCGAGGAGGGCTACCCGACTCCGGGTCGGGTGGCGTGGGACGCCTGGGGCGGTGATCCGGGACGCACATGGTCGACCGGGATCATCGACGCCGAGGAGGCATCTAGCATGGATCGTGGGGAACATCTCATGGACGCATACCACCGCACCGACGACGGCGTGACCGTGCCCGACCGTGAGGTCCGACACGTCCACAACCTCGAGCTGCGCCAGACCGAGGACGGGATGCCGGTCGTCGAGGGCTACGCCACGGTCTACGACTACGCCTACGACATTGCCGGCGGTCCCGACATGGGCGGGTTCACCGAGGTGATCGCACCGGGCGCAGCCAAGAAGTCTGCGATGGAAGCCGACGTGCGTCTGCTGGCCAACCACGAGGGCCTGCCGCTGGCTCGCACGAAGTCCGGCACGCTCGAGCTCGAGTCCGACGACATCGGCCTCAAGGTCCGGGCGACATTGGACCCGAGCAACCCGACGGCCGCTGAGGTGCGCTCGGCGATGGAGCGCGGCGACGTCGATCAGATGAGCTTCGCCTTCCGGGTCGTGCGGGACGAGTGGAACAAGGACTACAGCGAACGCACCATCTCCGAGGTCAAGCTGTACGACGTCTCGGTGGTCACCTACCCGGCGAACCCGGCGACGGTCGTGAAGCTGCGCAGCGAGGACAAGCCTGCCGAGACGACAGACGACGCACCGAAGGCCGGTGGCCTCAGCGTCGCGCAGGCTCGCCGTCTGGCGAGTGTCGATGCGTCGAAGCGACGCAGGTAGTCTGTACGCAAGGACTGCGCCGACGATCGGCCGCTGATCCCGCCGGAGCTCACCAGGGCCACCACGGGACCAGCACCGAGAGGTCACCCGGTCGATCCCATCCGATCTCAACCCTGTGAGGTACATCATGCTGGAGCAGATCCGCTCCCTGATCGCCAAGGCGCTCGACGACCGAGACGCTGCGGCCGAGGCCGTCGAGGCCATCCTGTCCGCTGCCGAGACCGAGGGTCGCTCCGAGCTGACCGAGGACGAGGCGACCAAGTTCGACGCCGCACGCGCCGAGCTCCGCAGCATCGACGAGCGCATCGACGAGCTCACGGTCCGTGAGGCCGAGCTGGTCGAGCTCGACGAGCGCAAGGCCAAGGCCGACGAGGCCCGCAAGGCCATCGGCGTGCCGACCGTCCGGGTCGGGCGCGAGGAGCCGACCTACCGGGCTGGTGGCGAGCACAACTGGATCTCCGACGCCTACGCGATGACGTTCCTGCGTGACTCCGAGGCCACCGAGCGGGTGCAGCGCAACCAGCGCGAGATGAGCGCCGAGCTCCGGTCGACGACCGGGAACTTCGGTGGTCTCGTGCCGCCGCAGCACCTCAACGACCTCTACGCCGCCAACCTCGAGTCGGGTCGGCCGTTCCTCTCGAACGTCACCTCGCTGGCGCTGCCGGATCAGGGCATGAACATCGTGATCCCCCGTGGCAACGGGTCGACCTCGGTGGCCGCTCAGGAGACGCAGAACACCGCCGTGTCGAACACGACGATCCTCGAGTCCGACCTCACCGTGCCGGTCCGCACGTTCGCCGGTCAGCAGGTCGTGTCGAAGCAGGCGGTCGAGCGTGGCGCTGGCATCGCCGAGATCATCTTGGCGGACTTGGCGGCTGAGTACTCGACGAAGGTGAACATCTCGGCGATCTCCGGCGACGGCACTGGTGGCGGTCACTGGGGCGTCCTCAACACCACGTCGGTGCAGACCGCTGCCTGGACCGGGACGACCGGTGCGTCGCTCATGACGGCGATCCACAACGCGATCGGCAAGGTGAACGCCAGCCGGTTCGCCGCCGCCGACCTCATCGTGATGCACCCCCGTCGGTGGGCGTTCCTCTGCGCCGCAGTCGACGGTTCCAACCGACCCTTCATCCAGGTCGACGGTCCGGGCTTCAACGCACAGGGCAACGGTGCGGCCGGTGGCTACGGCATCGTGGGCAGCCTCGTCGGCATCCCGGTCGTGACCGACGCCGGCATCCCGACCAACCTCGGTGCCAGCACCGACGAGGACCGGATCCTCGTCACACGTCGCAGCGACGTGTACCTCATGGAGCAGCCCGGTGCGCCGATCAGCCTGACCTTCGAGGAGGTCAAGGGCGACCAGCTGTCCGTCCAGATGGTGGCGTACGGCGTGTCGGCGTTCACGGCTGGGAGGTACCCGGTGGCAACCTGCGTGCTGCAGGGCACTGGCTTCAAGAACGTCCTGAGCTAGCCTCAGCGCACTGCCACGGCGTCAGGCCGGGTTGCCTTCGGGTGACCCGGCCTTCGTCGTTGTGCGGCTAAGGTTCATTGCATGACAGAAGGAACCAAGCGTCAGCCGGGGCCTGTCCTGTTGGCGTTCCCGAGCACCGGTCACGACATCTCCACTCGATGGCTTCGCAGTTACGTGGAGCTCGAGATCTACGACCGTGAACGTGCGCTACAGGTGTGGGAGAGCATCGGCGAACCGGAGTCGCCGACGCCTCTGGATCTCAGGCTGCTCTACAACTACGTCGCCATCGAAGCGCACGGCAACCTGGCCAAGGCGCGCAACCGGCTGGTCGTCGAGTTCCTCGACAACTACCCGCAGTGCGATTGGTTGTTCATGTGCGACACCGACATGGTCTTCCCGCCTGACACGCTGCACCGCATGATCGGTCGTGCATGCGAGCACAACCTCTCAATCCTCGGCGCGCTCTGCGTGATCGTCACTGCCGAAGGTGCGGTACCGACCCTGTTCATCCACGACGATGAAGCGATCACTCGTGTGATGTTGGACTACGAAGATGGCGTGATCGCCGAGCTCGCTGCCACCGGCACCGGCTGTCTGCTGATCCATCGAGACGTCCTGCAGGAGATGCGAGATGCAGCTGGCGGGTCGATCCACGCCTGGTTCGGATACGACCAGTTCACTACCTCCGCTGGAGAATGGGAACTTGGCGAAGACATCAGCTTCTGCTTGCGAGCCGGGAAGGCTCCGAGCAAGTGGAAGACCTACGTGGACACGACCATGCACGTTGGACACCACAAGGGCCCGAAGGTGTGGTGGCCTGAGGACGTGCGGACCAACCCGGTGCCGCAGGACTACTTCATGGGCGACGGCAGCGCACGGCGGGACACCGCCGACTGATGCAGTTCCGACCCGGTCCCGACGCCGCCCGCTACCTGCTGGCCGGTGATGGCAAGCCGGTCGCGTTCCCGTTCAACGTGCGGTGGCTATTGCCCTCTGTCTGCGGGTCCGATGTTGCGGCATGGTGGGTCGTGTGGGGACTCTCGTGGCCGGTCTTGGGCGTCTCGGTCGCTCTGTGGGCGCGTGGCATGGACGCCTCGTGGCCGGTCGCCGTCGCTGCTGCGGTGTTCGTGCTGGCGCTGCCAGGGGTGATGCAGCCGCAGTCGACCTGGCCGGTCGGGGTCGACCTTCCGGCGATGGCGATGTCGGCGGCATCGGCGGCGTGCTTCGTGCATGGCAACTGGCTGCTGGCGTTCGCGTTCGCTGTTTGGGCCGTCGGGATCAAGGAACAGTCGCCAGTGTGGATCGCACTGTGGGTGTGGTCGCCGTGGCCGCTGGTCGTCTTGCCGCTGGCGCTGATCGCCTACCTGGTCCGCAGGCCGGAGATCGACCCGATCACTGCGACGCCGCTCCTGCGCCGAGTGCACGACCATCCGGTCCGCTCAGCGTTCGAGCATCGTGCGCAGGCCGGTGGTTGGCGCAACTTCTGGCTCATGGTGGCACCGTGGTCGGTGGGCGTGGCGGCGCTGCTGGAGCCGTCGTGGCAGCTCGTGGCGGCGCTCGGAGTCGGCTACGCAGCGCTACTCGTGGCGACCGACACGGTGCGGGTGTACCAGCCGCCAGCTGCGCCTGTGGTGGCGCTCGCAGCGTGCAGCGTGATCCCTGAGCGCTGGCTGCCGCTGGCGCTGCTGCCGGCCATCTTCTTCTGGCGTCCTCCGGTGACCGGGTGAGACTGTCCATCGTCATTCCGACGATCGGCCGGGAGACGCTCGAGCGGGCGGTTGCATCCGCTGCAGCGTGTGCGGACGAAGTGATCGTGGTGGCCGACGGCCATCCCGAGGTCAATGCGGATCTGCACGTCGACCTGGGCGCACCGGGCTTGGTTCGCAACGCCGGAGCTGCGATCGCTACCGGCGATTGGGTTGGGTTCCTCGACGACGACGACGTGCTGGTGCCGGACGCCTACCGGGCGAACTGGCTGCCGCACCCGGCTGCGGACATGATCCTGCACCCGATGTTCCACCCTGACCTCGGGCCGGTGCCACGTCCGGGCAGCGATCCGATCCGGCACGGCAACGTGGGGATCAGCTTCACGGTAAAGCGTAAGATGTTCCTAGAGCAGCCGATGTTGCCGGGTCCACCGCACTGCGCCTCGATCGAGGACTACGAGTACGTGCGGCGGTTCGTCGACCTCGGCAGGATCGTGGTGATGGCGCAGACCATCGCCTACATCGTGAGACCGGAGATGCACCGATGGCCGTCGTGAACGGGTACCTGACCACGAGCGAGGCGCAGTCCTACATCGGCATGTCCGCTGGCACCGACACCGCCGAGCTCGACGACGTGATCACGTCGGTCTCCCGCATGATCGACCGGTTCTGCGGGCGGCACTTCTACCAGGCGACCGCCACGCAGAAGTTCTTCGACTGTGAGCCGGACCAAGAGACGCTGACCTTCGGTCCCTACGGTGACCTCGTGACCGCCACTGAGGTGGCCTACGACGACAACGACGACGGGACCTTCGAGTCGACGCTGTCGGCCGGTGCATACCAGCTGATTCCGCAGGGTGCCACGACCCGAGGTCCGGTCTCCGAGCCGTTCACCGGCCTGCGGGTCCTGTCCGGGATCAGCCTGCCGCTCGCACCTGCAGCGTCCGGCAGGACCGGCCTGGTGCGGATCACCGGGACGTGGGGCTGGCCGGCGGTTCCGACCGAGGTCAAGCAGGCTGCTCGCATCCTCGTGGCCGAGGTCTTCAAGCTCGCTGATGCGCCTCTCGGCGTGGCGGGCGTCTCGGAGTTCGGAGTCTTCAGGGTCCAGCGTCAGATGCCAGCACGTGCCATCCAGCTGCTGCAGCCGTACCGCCATCCCGCCAACATCGGGTTCGCCTGATGGCAGCCACACTCGGCGAGGTCCGGGCGGCGTTGGCGTCGGTGCTCGAGGACGCCATGCCAGGCGTGAACATCTACGCGTTCCCGGTCGACGAGATCAGTGCGCCAGCGATCATGGTCGCCGGATTCAGGATCGACCCTGCGACGCTGGGTGACGTGACGCTGCGATTCGAGGCCGAGCTGTACCTCATCGCCTCGCATCGCCACATCGACCAGCTGCAGCTGCTCGACGAGATGGCGTCGCCTGCCGGATCGAGGTCGGTGTGGTCGGCGATCGACAGCGACCCTTCACTCGGTGACGTGGTCGGCCACGCCACAGTCGAGACGATCGAGGACTACCGGCAGATGGTGGTCGCCGAGGTCGGCTACTACGCAGCGACGGCGCGCATCCGGGGGATGCTCTAGTGGGCAACAGTCGCAACGTCGGCGAGTTCGTCACGAAGATGGAACGCACCGTCAAGGCGAACGGCACCGCCAATCGTGAGGCACTCAAGCGTGCCGCCCAGGTCTACAAGGACGTGGGTCTTCTCGAGGTCGGCAAGGACACCGGCGGGAACCTGCGCCTGTCCCGCTGGGGTTCAGCGACACGACGCAAGGCCGGCGGTCTGAAGCTCGGCATCGGCTACGAGATTCGTGGCAAGGAGAACGCTGCGGCCTACATTCGGCCTCGTCCTGCGGGTGCGTGGAAGGTGCTCGAGTACGGCACGCAGCCGCACGAGATCAAGCCGAAGCGTGGACGTGGTCGCAGGGGCACCATGTTCGCCAACAGCGAACCGGGTGGCCGCACCGGAATCGGTGGCTACTCGCATCCGGTCCGCAAGGTCATCCAGCATCCCGGCTCTCGTGGCAAGAACACGTTCAGTCGTGCCGCACGGATCGCCGAGCCACGAGCGGTCGACGTGTACGCAGCAGCCTACGCACGAGCGCTGCTGGCTGAGTTCCGGTGAGGGCGCTCATCGTCCATCCCGGTCCGCACTTCAGCGTGGCCGACGTGGCGCGCGGTTGGGCACGTGGCCTCGCCGACCTCGGGGTCGACGTGCGGACCTTCGAGCTGGACAAGCTGCTCGACTACTTCAGCTTCGCCTACACCGACCGGGACGGTCAGATCGTCAAGGCGCACACCGAGGAGGAGGCGATCAGTCTCGCCGCCGGCCAGATCAAGGCGGTCTGCTACGAGTGGTGGCCGGACCTGGTGATCGTGGTCTCGGGGTTCTTCATGTACCCGATGCTCGTCGAGATGATGGCCGAGCGTCACCGCCACATCGTCTACCTGTGCACCGAGTCGCCCTACGAGGACGACATCCAGATGGCCAAGGCGGCATGGCCGTGGGATGCGGTGGTCCTGAACGATCCGACCAACATCGAGAAGTTCCGACAGGTGACCTCCGCACCGGTCATCTACGCACCGCACGCCTATGACCCAGCGGTGCATTACCGAGCGCCTGCGAAGCGGCACGCTGAAGTGTCATGGATCGGCACGTGCTACCCGAGCCGGGCGGCGTTCCTCGAGCAGGTCGACTGGTCGAGGCTCGACGTGAGCTTCGGTGGCAACTTCCAAGACTGTCCCGAGAGTCTGACCCGATTCGTTGGCCACGACCTCGACGACTGTGTCGACAATGACACGACCGCCGAGGTCTACCGGGGCAGTCTGGCGAGCTTCAACATCTACCGGGCCGAGACGAATGGCCAGCTGTCGGACAGTGCCGATGGGTGGGCGATGGGGCCTCGGGAGGTGGAGATGGCTCGCTGCGGACTGTGGTTCGCACGTCAGTCCCGGCCGGAATCGGACGAGGTCTTCCCGATGCTGCCGACGTTCAGCGACCCGCAGGAGCTGGGCGATCAGCTCAGGTGGGCCATCGCCAATCCTGAGGCGCGTATGATGGCAGCAGAGCGAGCCTTCGCTGCGGTGGAGGATCGCACGTTTCCCAACAACGCTCGAGCGCTGCTGCAGGCACTCGGGCACTAGACCAGGAGGGCCACAGTGGCCGAACCGATCTCAGGCCGGCAGGGTCGCCTCTACATCGACACGAGCGTGTCGGCGAACGGCTCGGCTCAGCCGATCTCCAACCTCTCGTCCTTCGACATCCAGCAGACGGCGGACCGTACAGAGACCACGTACTTCGGGAGCGTCTCGAAGCAGTATGTCGCTGGCTTGCGCGACGCACAGGGGTCCTTCTCCGGGTACCACGACACCGACGGCGGCCTGGTCGCCATCGACACCTCGGTGGCTCGGAAGTTCTACCTGTACCCCTCGACGGCGCAGGCCACCAAGTACTGGTTCGGCACCGCCACCTTCGACATCACCGTGTCGCAGACCGTGAACGGTGCGGTCGAGACCTCCGGCAGCTGGGCAGCTGCCAGCGGTGTCGAGTACCAGTCGAGCTGATCACTGACTAGGGTGGCCTGATGGCTACCGAATGGGCAGTGAACACGCCGAAGGGGCAGGTCCGGTTGGGCGACCTGCCCCTCGACACCTTGTGCGACCTTGAGGACGAGACCGGGGACGAGTGGTGGAACATCGCCGCTCACCCGTTCCGCAAGGCCAAGACCGCACGCAGCGTCTACGCAGCCGCCTGCCGGTTCATCAAATGCGAACCGGCCGACCTGACGCTGCGGGACCTGGTCGACACGTTTGAGCAGGTCGAGGAGGATCTGCCGGAGCTGTACGAGGGAGGCATCCCAAAAGCGGGTTCGGAGGCCGGGTCGGGGACGCCTGGATCGTCTGGGCCGCCAAGCGATTCGGGTGGCCACCTGACATCACCCGACGACAGTCCATCCGAGACCTGAGGATTCTGAGCGACAGTGGGTGACGACGATGCTTGAGCGACTGCAGATCATCGTCGATGCCGACACCAAGGGTGCGCAGCGCGAGCTGGAGGCCGTCGGCAAGAAGGCCGAACGTGAGCTCGGCAAGGCTGAGACCTCGATTGACCGGACGGCCGGCAAGCTGAAGTCGTTCGGGACCACCGGCCTGCTCGGTTCGGCGGCGATCCTCGGCGGCTTCGGTCTGCTGGCCAAGGCTGCAGATGACGCCGACATTCAGGTCGCCAAGCTGGAGAACAGCATCAAGGGCTCGAGCTCCACGTTCGCCGACAACGGTGGCGAGCTGGTCAAGCTGGCCGAGGACATCCAGCAGGTCACCGCTGCGGACGCAGACGCCATCATCGGTGCCGAGTCACTGCTGGTGCAGTTCGGTCTGACCGAGGACCAGGTCAAGACGCTCACGCCGCTCGTCGTCGACCTGAGCCGCAAGCTGGGCATCGACCTGGAGACTGCCGCCAAGACTGTCGGGAAGGCGGTAGATGGCAACGCAGGCGCTCTGAAGCGCTATGGCATCGACGTGGATGAGGCGGCGCTCAAGGCCGACGGCTTCACTGCAGTCCTCGGCACCTTGCAGCAGCAGGTCGGCGGGTTCGCTCGTGCAGAGGGTGAGACGTTCAGCGGGCAGATCGAACGCCTCAAGAACAACCTCGGCGACATTGCAGAATCGGTCGGTGTCGGTGCTGCAGACGTGCTCGGCGGGTTCGCTCAGGGTGCGGCCGACATCGCAGCTGCGCTGAACGAAGCCAACCCTGGCATCCTGAACGCAGTCGGCGGCATCGGCGCAACCGCCGGCATCGTCGGAGTGGCGGTGTCTGCGCTGACACTCGGTGCCGGTGCTGCGCTTGACTTCACCAGGAATCTGCGAGAAGGCGATGGCGTCCTGACGCAGGTCGGCGAGAACGGCAAGACGCAGTTCACGAAGATTGGCAAGGCCATCGGTGGTATTGCACTCGTTGGTTCGATCGTCGGCATCGCCGAGACTGTGGCGAGCGTGGCCAACACGGTGAATGACATCGACGCCAAGACCAAGCTGGCGTTCGACAACCTGCGCAACAACCTCGACGGCACCGGCACGGCAGCAGCTGATGCGTTCGCTGGTCTCGTCGAGCTTGAGGACAAGAGCGCCGAGTTCGCCGGCATCTGGCAGGGTCTCGGTGCTGAGGTTCAGTTCAAGGGCATACAGGCTGACGTGGAGGAGTTCCGGTCGGCCTTCGACCAGGTGCTCGAGGGTCTCGGGCCAGAGGCTGCGCAGGAGATCATCAACGGTCTGCGTGCGCAGAATGACGCGCTGGATCGCTCCAGCGACCAATACAAGACGAACGCCGAGGAGATCCGGCGTGGTCAGCTAGCCATTGACGAACGCAGAGAAGCGGTCAAAAAGGCCACGATCGCCGAGCGTGATCAGAAGCGAGCGCTTGAGGAGTCGATCGACGCCTATGACGCAGAGACCGGTACGATCGACGGTCTCAACAATGCGCTTGAGAAGGCGCGCGATTTCCTGAAGTTGACGACCATTGAGTTCGACGCCAACGCTGCCGCCGCCAAGGGCTTCAATGAGGCGATCGAACGAAGCACATTCGAGGACGATCAGATCAGCGCTGCGTTGAGCTTCCGAGATGCGATGGGCGAGGCGCTCAAGCAGGTGAGCGCTCTACCTGATGAGCTGGATGCTGCCAAGATCGCACTCGTGGGCGTCGGCGATCAGTCGACCGACACCGGCGAGAAGGCGCTCGGTGCGTTCCTCGCCATCGGCGATCAGACCAGCAAGCTGCTGTCCACGTTCATTCAGGCTGGTGACCCAGAGGGCGCTCGGAACTTGGCGACGATCCTGCGGGCGCAGGTCATCCAAGCACTGCAGGATCAAGGCATCACCGATCCGCAACGTGTCGATGAGCTGCTCGGGCTTGTCGGCCTGCAAGACCTGCAGATCGAGGGTGCGATCACGTTCGCCAATCTTGAAGGCG